AGTTAATGTACCAGCATCTTGTATTGCGCTTGCAGTTAAACCTGCACTCGCACTAACTAAACCACTAAATGTAGCAGTAGTGCCTGTTAAACCAGCCAATGTTGATGCACCAACAACAGTTAATGTACCAGCATCTTGTATTGCGCTTGCAGTTAAACCTGCACTCGCACTAACTAAACCACTAAATGTAGCAGTTGTACCTGTCAATCCTGCTAATGTTGATGCACCAACAACAGTTAATGTACCAGCATCTTGTATTGCGCTTGCAGTTAAACCCGCACTTGCGCTTACTAAACCACTAAATGTAGCAGTAGTGCCTGTTAAACCAGCCAATGTTGTTGCACCAACAACAGTCAAAGTGCCTGCATCTTGTATTGCGCTTGCAGTTAAACCCGCACTTGCGCTTACTAAACCACTAAATGTAGCAGTTGTACCTGTCAATCCTGCTAATGTTGATGCGCCAACAACAGTTAATGTACCAATATTACTTGCACTTGATGTTAAACCTGCACTTGCACTAACCATTCCACTAAATAAAGCGGTTGATGCAGTCAAACTTGCTAGAGTTGTAATTCCAAGAACATTTAATGTACCAGCATCAGTAATATTGGTTTTTACATAAAGATTACTGGCACTAATATAACCACTCGCAGTAATATTGCTTGCGGTAATACTTGACATGTTAAGATCTGAAGAACCAATTAGTGTACCTGTACTATCAGTTTGTAGAATAAGATTTGAACCACTGATGATTCTTTCAACAAATGGTGCTTGTCCTGCTTGTAAAGACCCAGATGTTTGTGGAATTACTATGTTAAGGATGTTTGAATTTGGATATGACATATAGTTGCGTTATTTATATAACAATAAATATAATTCAAAAAATAATTAATGTATAAAATAAAAAAAATCTTAAGATGTCCATTCTGATATGGATTGTCTCAACCATCTTCCGTTTACATAGATATAATGATAATCACCATCATATGCCATCCATCCATTTTCACCATAATCTGTCGGGGTTGTAGGAACATTATGCCAAATATCAGCAGAACCCGATGAAGTAACATTAATTGTTTGTTGAATTAATGCTGCATAACTTTGTCTAATTGTGATAATTGCTTCACCTGCTGCAGTGGTTGATTCTTCAGTAGCAATAGTACCTTTAGGAAATCTCCATTCACTACCATTTTCAACCAATGGATTGATGTTATAATAAGGATTTCCCTTGTTACTATAAGTATTTTCTTTAACTTTTTGATTGACCTTAGCCATTTGAGTACTACTAACGATTTCAGCGGTTAGTTTTACTTGTTTTGGAGTTAATAATCGTTGAACTGTCTGTTTTCTGTCTTCAAATGATTCTGGTAATAAATAAGCATTGGTTGTTAAAGTAAATGTACTTCTTACCATTCTATCTTTTTCACCACTACTTTCTATAGTATTGGTATAATTGTCAATTTTAACTCTGAAATTAAATCTTTGTTTATCTCCCCAATAATCTCCTTCTGCAAAGTTAATCTTTTCTAATATTGCGTTATTTTGTTCAACGTATTCAGTCCATACGATAAATTCATATTCTGCTTTGATATGGTCTGGCATTGTAACTGCAAATATTTGATTTGTAGGAGCAACGGTATTATTTAATAAACTAAATTTGTCATATTTGTTCTTTTCATTAAATTTAGTCATTACTGGATAACTCAAATAACGATTCAATGTTTGATAACCTTCATCTTTTGAAAATGAAGTTCTTTTAACCATTATCAATGGAATTTGTAATTTACCTTGTTGGTCTCTTAATGCACCTTGAACTTTTGCAGCATACCATTTTTCAGGATTACCATAAATAATTGGTACTTTTATATTTTCGCCAGCGTCAACTACAGTAGGATTTATAACATTTTGTAAATAACTAATTAAAGCACTATCAACATCCAAAAGACTAACAGTAAAGTTTTTCTTTGGGTCTTCATCCCTTCTAGTATCTAATGCGATATTTCTTACATTAGAAACAATAGGATTGTTCTTTTCAACATTGTTATTTGTTGGTACTGGATTGTTTTTATTACCTTCCCACATAATTAATATTGACGGTTAACCAAGTTAATTTTACTTAATTTAGTATAATGACAGTTACAAATTATACTATGAGATTTATTTGCCTGACCACCCAAAAATTGTTCTTGTACAACATTATCAACTTCATGATATCGGTCATTAAATAATATCAAATCACCAACTTCTGGATAAAAACTTGCATCTTTTAATGCCAATTCTCTAAATTTAAATACTACAGTCTGGTCTCTATCAGGCCCAAATCCTTCATCATCTGTAGTAATATCACCACGGTCAATTAAACTACTTAATTCTACACCAGAATAAAAACTCTTACCTTCAGTAGCAACTGCTTCGCCATAAATGTTTGTATTGGTTTCATTAGGTGCGATTTTAAATAAAACAACAAGCGTTTCAATAATATCACGCATCAATTCTGCATTAAATTGATTGACCAAATTAATGTCTCGTTGACTAAAATATCTTCCAAATAATGCCATATATTATCCTATATAAATTAATAATGGAACTGTCTTCATAATAGATGTCATCTTTTCGGTTTCATCTGCCTTGGCTTCCATTTGAGCTTTACGACTAGTTGCTTCAAGATTTTCTCTTAATTGAGTTATTAAAGTTTCTTTTTCTGTTGATGCTTCACTTCTTAATTCTGCACCATCCAATGTTACTTCACCACCGGGAATTGGAATTGTACTATATTTTTGTCTAATTGCCCCGAGTAATTCTTTACACAATGCCAAATAATATTTCTTTACCCATTGTTTACCAACAGCATTTAATTTAAAATAAATAACATTTTGATATGGAACATTACTATAATCACTCACTACATCGTAATTACTTCCGCTACTAAATGTATTTGCTCCACTAAATTTATCTTTTTCAACAACATATTCAATATAAATCTTGTGATCGTGTGTTGGAATAGGAAATATTTTTAATTTGTTATTGACAATTTCAAAGCTATAAGCACTTTTACGAACCATATCATTGAATTCAATTGCTTGACCTCTTAACAAATCTTCAAAAATAGGAGTCATCAAGAATTGTGTAGCAGGACTATATCCAGCAAAACCCATTTCATTTAACACGTTGCTATAACTCATACCAGTCATACTGAATGGATCATATATACGAGCAAATGCAGGTGTAGGACCATGAAATATTCTTCTAATTTCAACTCTACTTCCACTTTCAATATCATTTCCAATTAAATCTTGTAAATCGTATGTTTGTTGACTTGAACTCAATTGTATTGGTACTTTTTTGATATCAACATATCCACCAACACCAACTTCACTTCCATATCCTTTTGTTAATTGAATAATATAAGGCAATCCTGTTCCGGTAACATTTTTACCAGTGATATTTGGATTGTCTGCAGTACTTAATCCCTGTAAATTTAATAAATTGTTTCGTATATTAAATTGATTTACTTGAGCACCATATTCATTAACCGCTTCTTCAAAACATGCATAAAAATTAACATCAATCATTTCAATATCAATGATTGGATATCCTAATCTCTTTGCAGCCCATTCCGCACTCTTTTCACAGTCATATTCAAAATAACCAACGCTTGCTGTTAAACTAGCAGGTGTAGGTTCATCCAAATAAAAACCAAATGGTATACTGCCTGTATTTACAGCACTACCACTACCTGGCCATCTTACTCTGTCAGCGTCGAGATTAGCACTCATATTTTAGTCCATCCTTTCACGTTTTTTACAACTCTGTCTTTTTTTAAAAAATAACCAATGTCTCCATTTGTTAATATATTAATAGATGGATTATTACTATTTAATTTTTTCATTTGTTCAATTAAATCAAATCTTGTTCCATTGATAGTATCTCCGGTAAATTTATTTTTGAGGGTATAAATATTTTTATCTGCGGCAGGATTGTTTAATCCTAATTTTGATTGTCTGATTTTTTCTTTTACTTCTGGTCTATTATTAACCTCAATTGCAATTAATATTTGTTTTTCTTTATTTTCTGGTTTATTTTTTGTACAAATCATCTTTTCCAACGCAATTTTATTTCTTCTCATTGCGTTGTTATCTCCACGATTTGCAATACTTATTTTTTCTTTTGTTTCTTCAGTGTGTTTCTTTCCAAAAAAAGTTCCTTTGTCACCACAATAAATATCTATTTTAGTTCCTGGTTTGCCTGTTTCAATGATTAAATTTGCCCAATCATTACTTTTAACTACATCAAATTTATTACTATATTCTATACACAATTTACTAAATTCTTCAATTTTATCTAGATTATATTTAATAAGTATTTCTGTATTTATATGTTTACCATGGACTTTTAAATGATTATTCCATCTTGTTCCAGATCCCAAGTATGAAATAGCTTTAGAATCACTGGTAGTAACTTTTTTGCAAAGATACTTTAATCCAGTGATCATATGTGTCTTTATCATTAAATAAAGATATTTGTTCGCACTCATTATTTATAAATATGTTATAATTTAGTTATTCTAACTTTTAAATCACCATTTCCTTTAATAATTCTATGCCAAACTTCTTTTGGTATAAAAAATTTACCAGACATAATTTTGGGTAATTCATTATCCATTTGCAATTGCCAATCAGTTGTACCAATTATTTCTACAATTCTATCTTCTCTATCTCTGTGCCATTCCAAATCATCTATATCTACACTTTCTTCAAATTCTCTTAAATATAAATTACCTTCAATTTTACTTTCTTTAAATGGAAATTCCATAACTTACCAGTACTTACCCTTGCTTTTAGTTCCTAATGATTTGATTCTATGACTTCTACAACTCCAATATCCAGCAGTAGTTCTATCTTTCTTTTGACTACATTTGTGTCTTGCTCTAAAACTCTTTCTACGAGCCTTACTACTTGCTCGTATTCGCATCTTAGGATCACCAAATGTTACTTTCTTGATATTACCATTCTTACCTCTTACATATACTGCAAATTTTTTTGGTCCTCCTGGAGTTCTAAATGGTCTACTAAGATGTACCGTTCTACCTCTGTGTTTTACCTCATTTAGATATTCATCTTCTTCCAATTCAATTGGCGCATCAAGAAATATTTCTTGACCTTCATATAATACTTTAAATCCTAAATCACTTTCTATAATATCCAAATCATCATCATTTAATTCAATTTCGTCATTTTCGTATAAACGACGAACTTCGTTAACCAACTTAAAATATCCTTCACTGTAAATTCTAAAAATATTTTCTTCTAATGTTAATTTATTATCTAAGTGATATTTTAATCTGTCACTTATATGAACGTCTTTAACCAATTTCATTGGTTCATTTTTTTCTAAAATTTCATCCACTATATCAGTTAAATTTATCATATAATATAAATATGCTATAATTTTATCTTTCGTTTGTGATATTTTATAGTAGTTCCACTCAAATTATATTTAATTGAAAGTTCTTTAATTGTATATTGATTGGATAATATGTCTTGATATAATTCATGTTTTATTTTTTTAATATTATTTTTTGAAACGGATATGTTTGTTTTTCTGTTTTCATTCATTGGACCTTGTTTTTTACCTGTTTTATTATTATCATAAGAGTAATTTATTTTTCTTGAAGATAAGTTATTTCTCCTCTCTTCATATTTTATAGTTCCAATTTCAATTCCATATTTATCAACAAACCAATTTAAAGTAAATCTACCTAATGCTTTTTGTTTTTGAATTATAATACTATCATTATTATGTTTTTTTCCAAACATAGGATTATTTTCTCCCGAATACATTTCAGATAATTGTTGTCTTATAGTTTCTTTATTTGGATTATGTGTAAAATTATCCCCTCCTGAAGAACTTAATGCGATATTATAACCAATACTGTTTCTATAAGGTTGAAATGTATCTAAATAATACTGTTCTCTTTCCAATAATATTTGTTCATCATTTAATTCTTCAATTACTTCAAATTTAAAATTATCTTTGCCGTAAAAATTCCATGAATTTTGTAATTTTTTATTTATGTGAATATTTTTATTTAATTCATTTATATGTTCCCACCATCTTCTGTCTATATCTTTTGATGAACCGATGTAAAATTTTCCGTTTTTTAAATTTGTAATTTTGTAAATACCTATTTTCATACCTTACCATAAATATCTTGAATTTTAATAAAAACGCAATAAAAAACCCTCACATTTTACTGTGAGGGTTATTGATTAAACTATGTTAATATGAATTAGATTTGATCTAAGTCGGAAACATATATCTTGCCGTAGAATTCTGGGCGAACAACTTTCTTAGCATAACGAGTCAATACACCTCTACGTGGGGTGAAGTTAATTGGATCGTATACCAATGGAGTTTGGACTAGTGGGATGTATGGGGAATATACAGCACCTGTTTCTAGGAAGTTATTTCCACGGAAGCCCATCAAGATGGTGTTTTCTTGCATGTATGGGTTCTTGTAGACTTGGAAGCGACTTGCGAAGCTACCAACACGACTTACACCCATTGCGAACTTAGCGGAATCACCGTCAGTGTTAACAACATATCCTGGGATTGATTCCAAGATGGTTGCTACGTCTGGTCCAACTACTAGGAAGTTTGCACCACCACGTAGAGTCAATTGATGAATCTTGTTAGATACCTTTTGGATCTTGTTACCAAGAGTTTGGTACCAAGTGCTCTTTACGTAAGCGGTACGATTGGTTGAATCGTTGTTTACTGTGAAGGTTGGGAGACCATTGGAGTCATTTGCACCCTTGATGATGTCCTTACCGATTACAGCAGACCATCCTTCAGTTGTCAATGCTGGAGCAGCATTAATCAACATGTCCATGATTTCGAGATCAATTTCCATTGATACATATTCACTCAAGAGAGCAGTCAATTCTGCTTCTGCATCAATGCTGTGGTAAGCATTCAAGTCTTGAGCCAATTCTGGGGTCCAGACTGCCTTTAACTTACGAGTCTTAGCAACGATTGGTTCGCTCTTAAGTTCCAAGTTAACTTCTGGAATGTTAATGTCAGTACCTTGGTTAATACCAGAAGTACCACCTGCAGATCCCTTGAATGGATTTGTATCTTCGAAGTCACCACGGGTGCTATCGGTTGGTTGTGCAGTGTAAGTCAATACAGCTGTACCTGGACCAACTGGAGATTGTGAACCAGTTACAATGAATTGAATCTTGTAATATGGTGAAGCCAATGAACCGGTATTGTATACCTTGGTCAATTCATTGATTTGAAGTGTTGGATCAATTGCTGAACCGCTCAAAGCAAAGCTTCTTACTGCGTTCAAGTCAATTCTTGAACCACTATTGTCACCAACGTTTACAGTGATCTTTTTCCAAGAACCTGTAGTAACATAGGTTGAATCCAAGTCAACATCGCTGAAACTTACAGAACCAGTTGCATAAGCAACTGAAGTTGTTTGGAAGTTTTCAGTGTAAGCATAACGACCTACACCATATAGACCGTTTACAGCTGCATCGGTAGAACCGAGCTTGGTGCTGTTACCACCGAACAATGATGAACCACTGAATGTGTTTTGACCTGGAAGACCACCACGAGCAGTAGCATACTTGAAGTCTAGATAGAAGATTAGACCAGATGGCAAGTTCATTGGTTGTACTGAAACAAATTCCTTAGCGGAAATTTCAGCGAATACACGACGAACTAGTGGGAGAGCTACGCCAGCCCATTGTTCACTGTTTGCAGAAGTACCAGTAGCGGTAGCTTCGTTCAACAATTGTTGTGCTTGGTTTTCAAGCAAGATGGACATATGTGCCTTATCGACACCTTCTAGTCCTTCAAGAAGACCAGTCTTGTCCCATTTGCTTTGCAATCCACGGGTTTCAGTCATCAACTTAGCCTGTGGATTCATATTGTTTGTCAATAATGATTTAATATCACTCATAATTTGAATTTATTTTATAGTTAGTTTTTACTCACCTTAATTTAACTTTTACTTCTTAATTCCGGCGAGCTTTTGGAATCTTGAAGCCATCACGTTGCTGTTTTCTACAATCAATTCCTTTGCAGGAGCTGTTGATGCAACTGGTTTACTTGCCAAACCTTCGGTGATTGTTTTTGCAGTTGTATTAGTCTTTTTGACAACTGATCCACCTAAACTATATGATTCGGACAAAATAGTATAACTCAACTTGACTTCACGGATGGACTTAGCCAAGTCGAATGTTTCCACAACCTTAAGTTTTTGCTTTTGGTCGAGGTTAAAGCTGTTAAATAGTTTATTTGTATATAGCAACTTTGCATTCAACAAATTAACTTCGTTAAGTTGATCACGTAGATATTGAACAGTAGACATAGCTTCGTTCAATTCTGATTGAAGAGATTCGTCAACCTTTTCATCTTCAATCTTTTCATCTACTTTTTCTTCTTTTTCGTCTTCTTCCTTTTCTTCATTTACGATGGATTCTTCCATTTCTTCTTCGGTTTCTTCTTCGGTTTCTTCCTCGTTCAAAGAATCAAGAAGTTCTTGTAGATCAACTACTTCGTCTGCTTCTGTTTCTTCAGCTACTGGAGCAGGAGCTGGAGCTGGAGCTACTGGAGCTGCTGCGGTTGGATCAACTGGAGCAGGAGCTGGAGCTACTGGAGCTGCTGCGGTTGGATCAACTGGAGCAGGAGCTGGTGCAACTGGAACATTTGGATCAACTTGACCTGCTTCATCCAATTCACCTTCTAATTCAGCAAGAATTTCATTCAATTCTTCATCTGTAATTTCCATTTCACCTTCATCGACGTATCTATCGATTCTTAATGGATGTTCTCCATGTTCATCTTTATCAGATTCAGTGCCTGTTGGATCTGGATCTGCAATATCAGATGAACTTAAATCTGCGATTTCATTTTTTAATTTTTCAGCTAACATAGCTTCTAACTTTGGTTGGAATGCTTCTTCCAACGCAGCTTTTGCATTTGCAAGTGCTGTAGCACGTACAGCTTTAGCGTCAGCAATAGCTTCTTTTAATAGATTTGACATATTTATTTTCCTTATTTGTGTGAAGTTATTGAGGATTTGAACTTCAATGAAGATTAATTAATTATATGTTGCGACAAAGGAAATGTCGTATTACTGTTAAATAAATATAAATAAAAAATTGAAAGTAATAAAAAATGTTGATATTTATAGTATTATGCCATATAAAATCAAAGGTAAATGTATTTACAACAAAGAAACTGGTAAAAAAATGGGATGCACTGACGGCGACGTTCAAAGATATTTACGTGCATTGTATGCAAATGTACCAGATGCAAAAAAGAATGAAATACGAACAAAATTGAAAGAAATATTTCGTAGATCATTCGCAAATACAATTAATGAAACTGCCGAACTTAATAAGAAAAATGTTAAGTTTAGAGATGAACTGAATAAAAATCAAGGTCTTGATTTTAAACCATATGAGGTTGCAAAAATTGCAGAAGTAACTGGTCCAGTCAACAACAAAAATGCAGGATCTGGTATGGAATTGAGTTTTGATAAAGAATTCAATGAAAATACAATTAAGTTTGTAATTAAGAAATTAACAAACGAAGAAGATGACACCAAGAATTCTTTCAAATATGGTGTATGGTATACTGAATATCAAAATGAAGAAGACTTTGATAAACCTTCAGCAGAAATTCGTTATAAGTTATCCGATCCAATTACTAATGATACTGGTGAAGGAGAAATAAAAAATAAATTATACAGTTTCATAAAAGACGCAATTAAAATTAATAATTAATTATGACACACTTAAAATCATTCTTAACAAAAGAAAGTGGAGAAAAAGAATATAAGTTGGATGATATAGATCATCCAAATGGATGGGATTGGAAAGAATTGGATATGTTATATGGAATGGGATTTGAACCAGAAGGTGATGCACGACTTGTATTAAAAGTAAAAAATCAAAAAGACATGGATGATTACACTTATAAAATATATAAAACAGATGACGATTATATTTTATTAATAAATGATACCAAACATTTATTTAAATCGTTCAGTGATATGTTAAATAAAATAGATGAACTTGGTTCAGTAGAAATTTAAAAAAATAAACCCCACTGTAAAAAGTGGGGTTTTTAGTTTCTATTTATAATTTTTTATTTGTTGGGATCTTTTATTTCAAAGTACTTTTCAAGAATATTTCCCATGTCTTCATACAAACTTACCATTTCAGAATTTTGTTGTTGACATTTAGCTGCATTCTTTTTAAATGTTTCAGACATTCTTTTCAAATCTTTGAAATGACGGATTGCAGTATTTTCTTGCATCCAATCACCACATTCATTTAATGCATATGTTTCTGCATATTGTGATATCTTATCAATATTTTCTGCAACTTTCATTAATTGATGATATTCATAAAGAACTTTACCATATTCATTATAATTATTTACTAATTCGTAAAGAGCTTTCTTTTCTTCCTTAGTAAGTGTTTTCACTGCTGCAGGAGATTCTCCAACAACTTGAGGCACTGGTGGAGGAGATTGAGGTTGTTGTGTAATACCCAATGCTTCTGCTATTTCAGTTAATTTAATCATATGATATAAATATTATCTTAATTTGAAATTATTCTTTTTTCCTTCTTTAAATATATCTCCAGGACCTTTTTTAACTGGATTTTCTTTTTTGTCTACTGCATTTGGTCCCAAAATATCTTTTCCTTGGAAAGCAGAATCAATTTTCTTATTGAGTTTAATTCCCTTGACATTTTTGTTAACAACAATATTTGCTAATTGAAGAAGATTCTTGTACAAATTCTTCAATTGAACTTTATCTCCTTGATTTATATCAATTGATTTAACCAACAAACCAATATCAACTAATTTTGATAAAAAGAATTTTGCTCTTGTTAATTCTTCAACGCTTAAATTAGATTTAGCTTGACCTAATTGAGCGCCAGTTTTAATATCTTCTTCACTAATTACCGGAGGAACTGATCCTTTTGGAGCAACACCACCAGGTGCTTGTGGTTTTCTTGCACCAAACATTTGTCTTAATTCAAATGTTGCTCCAACAATGGAAGGCATTATATCAGATATTTGTTTTGCTAACGCACTATAATCCTTAATGTCTTCGTTTACTTGTTGTAGTAAAACTGATGGATCGCCAATTTGTTTTCTAAAATTAGCAGAATTAGTATTCAATATACCATTTAGTGATTTTAAGAAAGTTCTTAATTCAACCATTGCTCTTACATTCTTACTTGCATCTTTATCAACAGGAAAATCAATTACTTTTTGAATTCTTGCGGCTAAATCGCCAGCAAACAATTGATTTTGTTTGATTCCGTTAATATGTTTTGCCAAAGAAGGTTTAACTTGACCTTGTTCTGGTTGTGGTTCTTGACCTGGAGTTGGTTGTTGAGGAGCTGCAGTTGGAGTAACATTTTGATTTAAATAATCAAGAACATTTTTGAATCTATCTCCTTGACTTTGCATAAATGCAACAACCCCATCTTTTGGTTTATTAAACATTTTGCCTAGATCTGTCAAAAATTCATCATATGCTTGTTGTTGTTGTGCATTTAATGCTTCATCAATTGTTTCTTCATAACCTTCGTTCCATTTTTCTTCAATATTTTCATTTAATGATTTTTTTAAAGTATAAGTATTATTATATGATTTGACGAACATACTTTCTTTATTTTCTCTAAATAAAGCTTTTGGTCTACCCAAAGTATCCTTTGGACCAGTATATCCTCTTGACTTATAATATTGTGCTTGTTGATCTGCATCATATGCAACTCTAGCTGCTCTAGTACCTGGTTCTACATATTTTGGTGATACTGAACTTGGAGTAGGAGTAGGAGTAGGAG